CTACTGTAGGATCATCGTCTGTAGTCGGTGGTAAATTGAAGAGTGATTCCAATTTCTTAGTAATTTTGATTCTCCTTATCTACCCAAACATGTTTACTGTCAATTTTTTTAGTCATAGCAATATTTATTTGCTACGGCCCTGGTGAAAAATATCATTTTCCGTAACTACTCGAAAGTTTAAACCGTGTGCTTTACACCAGGCTCTGGCGGCTTCCCATTTTGCCATATTTAATATAGCACTGGCCTGATCACGTATATTTTTAGCACCCTCTAATGTTGTTTCTTTTTTAGGTTTGATTTCAACTATTTCAGCATGTTGACGACCATTGGCATCTTGATATGTAATTAAAAAATCAGGCACATATATAGTATTTTTACCAGTCAACGGATTACGATAGTTAATGCGTACTGCTTCACTGGCCCATTGAATTACACTAGGATTATTATCACAGAACTGCATAAATGTCCATTCCCATCCCGAACGATACGTTGGTGTTTTGTTACCTACATACTTTGCTGGATTTTGTATTTGGTATTTGCCTTGGGCGTATTTGCTCATAGTAGTATAGTACGGCTAACATAAGGATTTGTCTTGGCTCCAGATTTGGTTCCAAGCACACTAGTCATTACACGATTGGCATTAAGAAATGCAGTTAGGTAATTGTTAAGTTGTCCTTTAGGTAGTTGTTGAAAATCACTTAGGACCAACATTGGATCCATGTTCTGTGCCATTGCTGTATATAGTACTGCAGCCGCTAGATTTTTTGCTGCTGCTGCATTTTGTGAATACTCTTCAAAGAAAGCAATCATTGCGTCATTGGCATTGGCGCTAACATTAAAGCCAGTGTTGTAAAAATTATTAAAATACTTTCTAGCATCATTAAGGCCATTGGATAAGTCTGGGCCTTGAAGATTAGTTGCTGTAGAAATTTGAGTAGACATAATTAACTTGACCAGCCAGCTCCAGCATCGTATGCTGAACTGTCACTAAACAATGAAGCTGTATCTACAGAGTCTACTCCGCCAAAAGAAAAACTAGAAGTAAACTCGCCAAACGAATTTGACAAACTACCAGTTAGATCACCAAAGGCTTGGCTAATTGGTTGACTAATGTTTTCACTAACAAAACTACTGACTTCGCCTGATATAGATTGTACTGCTGAATTAACGGCGTTATTAACATAGTTACTTGCCATTCTAGTAGCATAACCAATGGCCATATTTTCTGCTGTATGTAACGCCGCACTTGGGTTACTAATTGCTGCCGCGGCCAAGCCAATGATACTACTACCGTTTGGTCCAAGACCCTTGGCAATACTTCCTACTACACCATTGGCCAATGAACTAGCCGCACGGCCGGCTATGCCAACCGCCGAGGCTTCTAGTTGCTGTGTGATGGCCGCGCCGCTTGGCACACCTTGTGTTAAACTTCCAAAACTTGGTATACTGAATCCGCCAGCGTTAAGTCCGGTTCCAGCAGCACCACCAATGGATAGGCCAAGCGCAGCCGAGAAACCACCCGATGGAGATAATGTAATAGACTGTAACGAATTGTCTGTTCTCAGATTTGGATTGATTGATGTTTGGTTGTTAGCAAGATCTGTTATTGTGTCTGAAAATGTGTTAGGCGCTTGTTCGCCAATGTTCGTGCCATTGGGACTTAATGTGTTGTCATAATGTAAATCAATAAATCCACCAACTGTATTGTTTGTTACATAACCAGTTTGATATTTTACTGTTTCAAACTGCACACTCATTTGATGTTCTAATAAGCTAGAGCCTTCGCTGACACTATGATCACCATGTTTAAAACTGGTAATAATTGGATTAACTAATTCATACTCACTGAAGTTGCCTTGGTATAGGCTATAGATACGAATTGCTTGTATGTATTGATATGGTTGTACGCCTGTACTTGAATTATAACCTACTGCAGGTCTTGGAGTATATCCCCAATCAAAACTTGGGCGACTTTGATATTTGTGAGGTGATTGATATGTCGAGTCAGCATAGTCTGGGTCACGATAAAAATAACTGTAGTAGTCATACCAAAAGTTTCTTACATTGTCAGACTGATCATCATGGAATGTTATCTGTACTTGGTCGTAATTAATTTTATTCTGTACTATGTTTTTACGATTGTAAGCATTATGTATTTTTGTATCAATGGTAAATTTTGGCAAACTTACACTCTTAACAATCATGCCAATTTCTTGTGCCGATTGATTCGTAATTTCGGTGATTAAAGGATTGAAGTCAAACTCAACATAAAATAAGAAACCGTACTTGGGGCTTAGGCGGAAGTTACTGTCAGTAAAAATACGTGCCGCATGACGGTAGTCACGTAGTATCACACGATTTTCAGTTTGTACTTGCCTTAGTTGCGTTGCTGATGATTCTGTTGGGGGTAACTGGAATCCACCAGCAGTAGGAGATGACGTACTAGAGCCATCGTTACGCAACATTGGGGCGCCAACAGTAACATCATTGTTAGGCTCTTGACGGAGCATTTTTTCTTGTACAACAGATTGAGAACTTAAATTGGGTGATTGTCGAAGCTGGGCAGGTTGACCAATTAGTCTTTCTCTGGTATTGGGTGCTTGGCGTAGTTGCACCGGACGACCTGTTAAATTAGACGCAGAATTAGTAGGCTGCCTAAGCATAGATGGCTTGCCGGTAAGATTATCCAATGGATTAGGGGCTTGTCGTATTTGTGTTATTGCCATACTAATATTTATGCCATAAAAAAACCCGGTATTTTAAGCCGGGTTTAAATTAGTTAAGGATTAATTAGTTAACGCTTGTACCAGGTGTCTGACTTACTACACTTGTACCGACGCCACCACCAATTGTTTGTACAGCATTATCAAACTTGATGTTTAATGCAATTTGTACAGGATCGTTAGTACTATAGTTCATCTCACCGTAGTCAACTGAACTTAGGAAGCAACCATCCAATTCCCATTGCTCAAGGATTGTTGGAGTACTTGTTCCGTTACCGCCGTCTAACATATCAAACTGTAGAGAAAACTTGTAGTTGATACCAGAAGCCGCACTAGCCTGCTCTAAGAAGTCAAATTGTTTCTGAATCTGCTGACCAACTAACTTACTAACTGCGCCGCTGGCATCATCACGTAGGTTAATTGTTGTTTCTTGCCACTCTGGTTTACCTTGTAAGAATACCTTACTATTGTAAACATCAATCGTGATTGGCGTAAATGTTACGTTAGGACGCTTGATATCAACAACTTGTTTGGTAAGTTCTGTAGTTGCTTTATCTACACCAAAGTTAATAAAAGTAGCGCGAAAGCGATACTTTAATTTTGGCATCAACAAACCTTGGCTATCTGCGCTTTGGTTGTTTGATAGTGGAACTGTAAATTTGCTTAAACTTGCTACGGCCATGTTATTCTCCTGTTATTCTTATTTATCTGTTATCTTAGGTTGAAGCTGCGCCAAGGCTAGCTACGGTTCCTGGATTGTACAGAGCAATAGGAATGTAAATAAACTCAACATCACGCATTGGCTCAATTGCTACATCAACATAAAGTTGATTATTGGCAATGGTGCTTGGTGTGTTGTTACTTGTATCACAAATTACCAAGAAATCGTAAACACCGCGCTTGCTTAACAAATCGTGTAAAGAACTTTCAATTTGTGTGGCAATTGATTTGCGTGTAATTGTGTCGTTTGGTTCAAACAAGAAGCTATTGGCAATAGTGTTGAATATTGTACGTAGATAGTTTTCTAAACGCACAACATTGACACGGTTACGAGCTGTTGTATCACCACTCTTAGTTTCTTGCCCCCACACAACAATTCCTGTACCAGGTAATTGTGTAATTGGGTTAATACTTAATGTGTATAATGTATCACGTAGACCTTGGTTAATACCATTGTGTACAAACGCACCGGTCTTTGTATTAACATAACCAATGTCATTGATATTGCTTACTAGTCCGCGGTGTACGCCAGCTGGAGCAAACCATGGATAGCCAACGTTGTCGTTGTACAAGAATGTGCGTAGTACAGCATGACTTGCTGGAACCACTACGGAGTTACCTGCCAGGTCAGTAGTTAGACCAGATGGATAGTAAATACCTAGGTATGCACTACTTGTTGGTAGACCATTGCCGTTTGTGTTACTGTTCCATGCTGTGATATCTGTACTGTTTGGTGCCAATGTCATTGGAGTGTCACCAATAACAAACGCTGTATTACTACGGTTGTCATTTAATGTTACCAAGTTAGGAATCAATTCAGTGTATCCAGGAGCAACCAACAAATTAAAATTGTAGTTAGCATCAAGTATATCTGTATTGCTGTCAATTGCTGATTTTAACGCTGCTACAACGATTGCTCTTTGTGCGGCACTACCAGCATACATACTTCCATCTTCTTTTAATCCGCTATCAGTTACCCAAGCATTAGTTATACTTGGTGTTGCAGTTGGCAAACCAATTGTGTTACTTGAATTTGGTGGGAAACTTGTGCTATTGAAATAATCGCCAACAAATTTCTTAACATTATAACCACTGCGACGTGTATTAAACAACAATGTACCACGTGGATATAAACGATAATCGGGAGCATCTAAATCAAGATAGTCACTGGTCAATAATGTTGATATAGCTGGCAATGTACCACTTACAGGATCTGTTGTTCCATTACTATCCCAACGAGCATCAGCAAATATAATACCATTACTACTGATATGATCTGCTTTGTCAATTGCTACCCAGACTGTACCATTCCAACGATATAGTGCTGGATAGTTTTCTAAGTCACTTGAGTCTAACCATAAATCGCCAGGCTGGATCGATGTTGAACCATCGCTTTGACTAGTTGGACGACCAGCACTTACAATAACACCATTTGAGTCTGTGTTTTGTAGATTGTATCCACGAACATCTGAGTGTACATTTTTATAACCTTTCCAACCATTGTTATTAACCATAATATCAATGTCTGCTGGGTTACTGTAATACCATAACGTACCATCGCCGGGAGCGGCATAAGGAGTTGTTGTGCTATATTGAATGTTGGTAGTAATTCTAGAAAAATTACTTAACAATACTGGATGAGCAGTATTGTTAACAAATATTTGGATATATGGACTAGCACCATCAACAAATCCAGCATCAGTAATTGCTGTACCAGTTAATTCAGTTAAAAGAATATAACCGCCGGCAGTATGAGAAAGACTAATTGTACCGTTTACATTTACCTGTGATGTTACATAAGGAATGTTTTGATTTAGGATATCACTAACAAATGTTTCAGCAGTTCCGCCAGTTAGCGTAATTGTTGTGCTTAACGGTGTGCTTTGTCCAGGTATACTAGATTCAATTACAAAAGAATGTCCAATATTACCAGTCGACAATGCTGGTGCACTACCATTAGCAATCATTACGCCAGAGTTAATTACTTGAACATATAATAAATTATTAACTGTTGTGTCAGTACTACCATTCAATGAAATAATTTGTCCTTGTTGAATGCCAATGCCGCCGCCTACTGGATCTAGGTTGTAAATTGCGTCAGCCAGATGTGTATACATTGGAGAAATTTCACTTACCCAAGTTGACAAACTAGTACTGTATTTTTTCAATGCAGGTGTATAGCCTGTACCAGTTGAAGTTGTTTTCCACCATACGCTACCACTTGGGCGTGGTGTTGTACCAGTAGCAAACCATTCTGCTGTATAATTGTTGGCATAGCTACCATATAACAATGCTGGAGCATAGTAATTGCTGCCTGGTGTTATTCCGCAAAGTGACAATGGTGTATTTGTGCCATCAGTGATAACCATCTTATGACTGGCGGCTTCGTCGGTGACGTAGATAGCTAATTTACCATTGATTGTGCGTGCCTTAACACCTGGAATTAATGTAGTATTGATACTATACGCTACGTCAGCAATAGTATAAGTTGGGCCTGAACCAACAATACTAACTAAATGTCCGTTGATTGTAAAATTACTGCTGTCAGGAATTGTAGCAGTAATAGCACTACCTAAGGTAGTTACAATGGCTTTTTGCCAGGCCAAAGAACCAACCTGTACCCAGGTATTTGCTCCGGGGCCGCCGTTACCAGAATCTAATGCTGTGTTGTCTGTTTTGTAAAAGAAACGAATTGCGTCTGGTGTTGCTGGGGTATCGCCGACAGCACTAGTAAACACCAGTGCATAAGCACCTTGTTGTCCTACACTTGCTTTTGGTGTTGGGACATTATAAGCATATCCACTGTCATTGAATACCTGTGTTGGATCTGTAATTAACATTGGATTGATATGACCAAATGTACTAGCAGGTGAATCTAATTCGTAAATACCAAATTCTGTATTTGCTAGATCTAACCAAAATGTACCGTCAGCAACAGATCCTGTTGGACGCACACTTGTACCTTTAAGTTGATTTAAATCAACATCGGCACGGATGGCAAACAAACGATTGCCTAATCCCAGTGCTGAATAAGCGGTTAATAAACCGTATTCGTTAATTTCGCTAGCGTTAACGGGTGTGCCAGCTGAACTCAGTTGGAATGTTGGTGTACCCATAGCTGTTACCAAGTCACGTTGACTTGTAAAGCTCAATAGTTTACCAGCATTCGCTTTGCTAGTACCTACTGCGGCAGCGCCGTTATAGGTTTTATTTTGTGCTGTTGCTAACAATACTAGCGGTACTGAACCGGTATTGGCTCCAACATACTGACTCTGATCGTTTACGGAAATTTGAATTCCTGGGGATACTAGTGCCATGGTTATATTCCTTTATATTACATGTTATGAATATTTAGTTTGTTTTGATAAAAAATGGTAGATATGTTGCCCTTAATTAAGGTCAGCGTTAAATAATAGTATGAAAATACGCCCGTTATGTCCTAGTTGTAGTCAAAGACCTGTTGCAGTCAACTGTATCAAGAATGGTATTACCTACTATCGTAAAGTTTGCGATCGGTGTAGTCGCAGAGGCTTTAAAATTAAACCTAAACCACCCGAGTGGGCTAAAAGTGGTTATAAGAAAAAGCCACAATGCGAACGCTGTGGCTTTAAGATGAAATACCCCGATCAGTCAAATGTATTTTATGTTGATGGAAATCTCAAAAACAACAACTGGTTGAATCTAAAGACTGTGTGCTTAAACTGTCAACAAGAAGTATATAAAAGTCGAGTTAGTTGGAAAGCTGGTCCGATTGTACCAGATTTTTAACTGAAGTATATAGTTCCTCAATGGTACCATTATTGTCTATTTCAATATCAAACTTAGTACCTACCCAAGCGGTTTCGCTGACGTGTACACCTTGTGCTTGTAGATATGCTACAGCGGACTGTACCTGTTGATTAGCCGCTATAGCTGAGTCATACCAATACGGCAATTCGCCACGTTTGACCCAAACAATCTTGCCACCAGCATTACGGATACTCTGTATTTCATTAGGAAAACGAACATCACTGATAACAGTATTGTCACTGCGTCGAGACAGTCGTGCTTCTAGGGCAGCAATCCAAATATTATCGTGGAACGCTTTTCTACATACTTCTGTGCCCCAATACTGTAATACCCAACGCGGTGTTAAGTTTGGCATATCTAAGCGTTTGGCCCACCAAGCATCAACTTGCTCACGCCAAGCACGGGCTTCGGGTGTGCGGCCTTCTAGCAATTCTCGGTCCCATCCAAACACAGCCGCCACAGCATCTTTAAGTGTGCCAGCAAAACTATCTCTGCGATAGCCGTGGAAACCAACCAGGTAGTCGGCAATGGTATCCTTGCCTGATCCAATAAATCCGCAAACGCCAATAATCATAAAAAATGCTCCGTGTATAGGAGCATTATTACATATATCACTGGTTAAGTCAAATTATTTTTTGGTGTTGAGAGTGATTGGACCAACTCGACGTGTTGGACTGATTTTTTGTACAGTATCTACTTCTGCTGATCCGTCTGGTGTCAATTGGATATGTTGTGCTTCTATACCAAATGCTGCCGCGGCTTGATCTAATATAGCACGTTCACCTTTGCTGTATGCGGCTGCAACAAAACTCTGCCCGTTTGGGCCATCTTTGGTAGGTTCATGTTCGTATTTGCCACTGGGATCACCGGCACCACTAAGAAACAATGCGCCAAAACGCCAAGGGTGGTATGGGTCTGAGTTATTTAAATTACTGTAACTTCTTAGTCCCGGAGTAGCAGTTTGCTGGCTGTCAGGAATCCCGTCGTTACTCAAATCACTGCTGTTGTCTTCAACGATAATATCTTTAATTTTCATATAGTGTATTTAACCTGTTACCCAAGTTAATGGTTGGCTTCCATCAATGTACTGTTTAAGTTCTTCTTCGAGCTTTTCCATTTCAGCCTGCGCTTCTTGCTTTAGTGCTTCGCCATTTAATGTTGTGCCGCCCTGTGGTCCAGCAATAGTACCAAATTTACTACGTGCTTCGCCTACGATACGTTTGGAAAAACTGTAGGCATATTCCTGTATCCAGGGAAAAGCGTAGGTGTCATTAAAAATCATTTGATCTGGCTTGGTATTATAAATCCATAGCAATACACTTTCTTGCTGTGCCGGATCAGGATTGTCACCTTGAAAAGGCATTTTACGGACTACTACCAGTTTTTTAGTAACAGGGTTAAATGTATAATTCATGTAGCCACCAAACATACGCATGGCTAATTTTTGATAGTCAACAAATAGTTCGTAGTTGGTTAAGCCACCAACACGACCTGCTACCAACATATAGGTGTTTAAGTAGCCTGAACTAAATGGTTCAAATTGGCTAGCAGTTGTACCTGTTACACTTCCAATACCGCGACGGAAAATAGCACGAACGTTTTGTATTTCCTTGGGCAGTATGTATTCTTGTGTTTCTGGCATCAGAGTTAGATGGCAGTAACTTTCTTCTACAGAATTTTGTCCACGCTGACGATATTTAATCAGGGCCTGATTAATAGACATTTCGTAGTGTTCATTTTCGAGCTCAACGTCAACAATGCCATCGCCCAAACGAATGCGAATATAGTCTTTAATACTAGCTCGCATGCTGTTGGTGGTATTACCATAACTCCAATTGGGATCTACTACACCAGGAAAACTTACATCGGGGTTGCCGTCAAAGGCAATATGTGCGCCAGACTGTGTGCCCGTGTTGGCGTCAAACAGTGATTTAGCATCAATGTTATTACGAGCATCGTAGCCCGCTTCGATGTTTACTTCATTTGGAAATGGTGTGGCCATTAAGTTACTCCGTTATCAAGTATTTATCGATAATACTGCTAAATATAAGTGTAGTTCGCGATGCGCTAACATCCAACTACTCTAACACTTTATAGGAGTATCAGCGTGAATAATATTTATTATGTTTATCAGTACCTGAGAACTGATAATACACCTTATTACATTGGCAAAGGGTGTCGCAAACGTGCTTGGTGTAAAAAGAGAACTTTTCCGCCGCCAACAGACAAATCCAGAATTGTAATTGTAGCACACACCTTGTCAGAATCTGAGGCATTTTTACTTGAGAAAAAACTTATTAAAGTATATGGTCGCAAAGATCTTAGGACCGGTATATTACATAATAAAACAGATGGTGGCGAAGGTGCATCTGGATTCATACAACCTAAAGAAGCTAATTTAGTAAGGTCTGCACGTCTTACAGGAATTGCTAAATCTGATGAGCATAAAGCAAATATGCGTAAACCTAAAAGCTCGGAACACGCAGATAAAATTAGGAAGAATAATAAAATATTAAACGAAGCTAGACGTGGTAAGCCTGCTCATAATAAGGGTATATCAGGACCAATGAAAGGAGTTCCTAAAACTTACGAACATAAAGCAAAGATGTGTAAGCCTAAGATTCGTGGTGTATGCCCGCATTGCGGTAAGCAAGGTGGCATAAACCAATTAAAGAGGTGGCATTTTGACCACTGTAAGGTTAAATTGTCTTCAATAGGATCTGATTTGGGTTGATACGTCCGTTTGCTTTAGCTTCGGTTGTTTTAACATTGTCCATAAACTTACGTAATTCAACTTTACTTGCTTTAGCGAACTCTTTAAGTTGGTCTTCTGGTTTTCGTAAAGTCTTAGCGATAGATTTTGCTGTGTCAAATCCGATAATACTTGTTCCTTTAACATTTAAAGGGCCAGTTAAACTATCAGCGTGATATACAATCAACTTACGAGTCTTTGTGTCATAACACCATAAAGTTTGTGCACCAATAATATCTGTTGCAGGAATACTTACTAGACGAAGTACTTTATCTTCCTTAGCATATTTTAACTTAGCCACAACCTTTTCCTTAGATACACTTTTGGGTGCTCTAATCTTTTTCGCCAATTTCTTAACTCCGCGATACTGGATAATGTCGTTTAAGATTTGATCAATAAACGCAAACATACGCTTGAAGTCTGTGGCTTTGTAATGACTATAACCTTCGGTTAATTGCTCATCAATCTTTTCAAATGCTGTTTTGAGTTCATCAAAGCGGGATTGGTAAACTGCTTCGTATTTTGTTAATTGAGACTGAGGAACATTATTAGCCACAAGATAATCATAAGGCTTAAACTGGTACTTAGGATCACGAATAAATTCATCGTAGTGCCCTTCAAGTTCGCCAATGGTGTCTGCTGTTTTTTCATTTAATCTGTCCTGGATTGTTGGCACGTAGGCCTTGGGTTTTTCTTCTACTACAACTTCTTCAATCTCATCTACTGTACTTGTAATAGCCTTTGCAATTGACTCTTTAATGTATTCAACATGACGCCCTCGGAATGGCATTCCTTGTCGATGCGCCATAACAAGACTACACGCTGTCATTTCAATTGCACGGTCTGGGCTACGACTAAATGTCTTAACATCTTCTGCGGTAAATCTGTGTTCCGGGTTCTTCATCCACTCTATTACATGCTTCTTAAAGTCTTTTTGATTGTAGAAGTAATTATAATAAAAAAAGCTACGACGCATATGGTTGTCAAATGTATCATCATCCATTGCGGAGGCACGTTCAGTATCCCATACTGGCTCTTCGCCTGTATACTTTTCATCAAGCATGGCACTAGTACGTGGCGCTGATTTTTTAGTTTTTGTTGCTTTACCGTTAATTTTGATATTAGCCATATATGTCCTTTTTGGATATAGTATTATACATTAATTATCATTGGGTGTCAATAATGTAGCAAAAGTTATATATTGCTCCATTAGCTCTAAACGAGCTTGTAGATCTTGCTCAATTTCTTGATAGCGTACTGTGGGTTTATTATGCCTACGACACTCTACTAACTCTTTGTCCAATTCATCCCATAATGCTCTAGCTGGGCGCCACAGGCGACGCATATCTTCCCGCATATCGGGCCGCAGTTCTACAATTTGAAAAAATATACGATCTAAGCGGTGTTTTAGGGTAGAATCCGATTCCATACTACATTATACATTAAAAGGATTTATGGGTCAAGTGCGGTAATAATTGCAAGTCATTAACTCCCATAAATACTTAATTATGTTAATATTTATATATGAGGTAATGCTATGTCGCGTCTGAGTTTATGGAGAGATGGTACACATTCCAATGATTACAAATTCTTTGACCGCCGAATATCCGAAATGTTTACCATTGGCGGAACTGGGGTATTACTCAACAAGTACTTGGGTGCCGGCGCAGGTGGAGGTATTTTTCAAACAGTACAGGCCAATCAAACTGGTCCAGACATAATATTACAATTTAGTAGTGTATTAAACGTTGCTGCTGGCATGTTTGTATACGGTGCCGGCATACCCACCGGTACCAAAGTTACTCAAATCAGCGGTAATCTAGTTACATTGAGTTTGGCGACCACCAGCGCAATACTGTCCGGCACTAGCATTGGTTTTAGCGCAGATGCTACTAAACCTGCTTACCCTAATACTAGCGCACAAAATATCCAAGACTTATTATATTTAGAAAATCGTGATCGCAAATATGATCCCGATGTTTATAAAATGCGCGGCATCTATCAACGTGCCGATCAAGATTTTGATCTAAGCCAATTTGGCTTGTTCTTACAAACTGGCACGATCTTTATGACCTTCCATTTACGTGATATGGTTGATCAGATTGGTCGTAAACTAATCGCTGGCGACGTATTAGAGCTACAGCATTTAAAAGATTTTGACGCACTTAATCAAGACGTACCAGCGGCACTAAAACGTTACTATGTTGTCGGTGACGCTAGTTTTGCGTCTGAAGGATTTAGTCCAACTTGGTGGCCACACTTGTGGCGTGTTAAACTTAATCCGTTAGTAGATAGTCAAGAATACCAAGGTATTTTAAATATCATTTCTGCTAACAACGGCACTGGTGGTAATGCTACACCAATCAGTCAAATTGTTAGCACTTACAATACTTTCATGAATATCAATGACGCTATTGTTACACAAGCTGAAATTGATGTCCCTAAATCAGGTTACGACACTGGGCATTTTTACACATTGCCGACAGATTTGCCCGACGCTAACCCAGTGTCGGATCTTACTGCCGATCATTTGTCACCAACTGCAGACACAACTGGTATTCACGCCGATCGTGGGTCTGGCAATCCGACTAGTAAAATAGAAGGTTATTTGACCGGTGACGGACTAGCACCAAATCGCGTAGTAACCGGGGCTGGCATTGCTTTCCCACCCGATCCAACAGATGGTGATTTCTTCTTGCGGTTGGATTACTTGCCAAATCGTTTATTCCGTTTCAATAGCACACGCTGGGTCAAGATTGAAGATAATGTTCGTACCGGTCTAACACCGGGTGCGACAGATAATTTAACACAGCGCAGTTCCTATGTAAATAATACTAATACCTATGTAGATGCCAATGGTACTACACGTAACGAATTACAACCTTTAAGTAAAATACTAAACCCTAAGGCCGATAACTAATGCCAGTTCAATTTAATTACGACGGACAACTGCGTCGGTTTATCATACAATTTATCCGTATGGTTTCTAATTTCCAAATACAGTTTGGACAAAATTCTGATGGTACCTATACCTTAAGAACTGTTCCAGTATACTGGGGAGACATGAATCGGCAAGCGGCAATGATCCTGCGTGACAACTCAGAAAATGCGTTGAATGCAGTTCCTGCCATGGCCTGTTATATTTCTGCGCTGGCCTATGATCAAACAAGATTACAAAATCCCTATCACGAAGGTATCATGCGAGTTCGTGAGCAAGCATATGATAACACAGCTGGACAGTATACTGGTACCCAAGATGGAATTTATACCGTCGAACGTTTAATGCCAGCTCCTTATAAACTAACAATGAAGTTGGATATTTGGACTAGCAACACTGAACAAAAACAACAATTACTTGAACAGATGTTGCCGCTGTTTAATCCCGGTCTAGAAATACAAAGTACAGATAATTATATTGACTGGGCTAGTCTAAGTGTAGTATTATTAACAGATGTACAATACACTAGCAGAACAATTCCCACCGGGGCCGAAGAAACAATCGACGTGGCTACACTGACTTTTGAAATGCCTATCTGGTTATCATTGCCAGCCAAGGTTAAAAAGATGGGTGTTGTGGCACAGATTATTGCCAGTATATACGATGCCAACGGAGACCTAAGTCCCGATGTTATTAGCACTGGGTCTGGCTTAGTAAGTCAACAGAGATTTACTCCAATGAATTATGAAATAGTTTACATAGGTAATACCGTAACCTTATATCACAACAATGTCACTGCTGGTGGTCAAGGTACTAAAATGCCATGGGGCGATTTAATTAATTTTTATGGCAAACTAACCAGTGGTATCAGTCAATTGAGATTAACATTTGATTACCCAGATGGGCAACACGAAATAGTTGGTACTGTAGCACAGAATCCTGTGGATCCAACACAATTATTGTTTACACCATTTGACGCAACATTGCCAGCCAATACATTAACTGCCGTTAATGCTATCATTGATCCATATTCTGTCATAGTCGACAGTAGTATATTAACACCTACTACCGGAACTAGGTATTTGATACTAAATCCAATCGGTGATGCCAATTCAGAAAGTGCTGTGGCCTGGGCCGGTGCTCCTGGTACTAAACTAATTGCTCGCAGCGGAGATATCATTGAGTGGAACGGTACATATTGGCATGTGAGTTTTGACAGTAGAGAACCTGCTATCCAATATGTAACAAATATGAATACTCATACACAATATCGTTGGACTGGTGAAGCCTGGGTCAAGAGTTATGAAGGTTTGTATCACTCTGGTTATTGGAGTTTGGTGCTATAATGGCCGAACACACCGAAGGTTGCGGCGCACTAGTCTACGCCAAATCAACTAATCGTTATCTTTTCTTGTTACGTAATAAAAATCGTAGTGCTGGCCATTGGGGTATAGTGGGTGGCCGACTCGAATCAGGCGAAACTGTAGTACAAGGATTAGTAAGAGAAATACAAGAAGAAATTGGCGTTGACTACAGTAAGAAAAAATTCATTCCCCTGGAAACATTCACAGCAGACAATCGCAAATTTGTTTATTATACATTTTTAGTTGATGTAGGTACAGAATTTGTGCCTACATTGAACGATGAACATCGAGGTTATTGTTGGGTTAATCTAGACGACCACCCAAAGCCATTACATCCTGGGCTATGGCGTAGTTTTAATTTTGATATTATTAAAAAGAAAATTAAGACTTTAGAATCGATACTGAATTAACCGACATCAGCTTCAATAATAAAATCCCGGAAACTAATTTGACGGAAGTTGGCTAGACCAGCTAGGTCTTCGGGGATCCACCAGGTGGACTCTGGCATAACACGCACAAACTCTACATCACCATAAGTAGTCATTACGCTACGCAAAGCCTTGGTCCAAATGGCTTGATTTTGTTCTTCGTTGCCAACTGGATATCCATTAGTATTTTTATAAACGTTATTAATTTTGCCAGGCACGTCATAACTGTCGTAGCCCATCATAAAGACTTTTTTATGTCCATCAAAACAGGCCATATAGATAGCGATTGACCCCGCATCATAACTTACGTTTTGTGGGATAAGATAAAACTTTCCTGAATAATTAACAATATGTTCACCGTGGGCATAGACAATATTGTCGCCGGGATAATCAGTGTTGGCGATTTCTCTAACAATATCATCACCAACCGCTATTAAAAAATCCGGGGTAAAGTCACGATATAAAGCATTACAGCCATAACTTTGTAGACGATCAGCACCACCAAAACCAGCACGGTGATTAGCGATATGCGCTAGATCAAACCCTACTCGACTTTCACCGTTACCAATAGCGATGGCCTGTGTAGAAGTGTGTACGTTAAACACTGAATTAGGAACAAACTCAGTCACCGGAGTCCATTCAACATTTTCATAGGTTAAACTTGTTACTACGTTTTCGCCACCGTAACCTGAACGATAAATTTGTTTTAGCTTTTGCATTTTATATCCTTATCCAGTATTTATGTATATGTAGCAAGTAATGGACCTGGCCCCCGGTAACCTATTGTGATACTATTAAGCTGGTGGAGTAAACTCTATCCATGCTAGTGTTGCTTCGTCCCAAGTGTAAAACTTGCCTTCTTCAACTGGCATTGGAGTTGGTGCTTCCCAGGTAAATGTTGTAGCATTTAGTGTCCAACTTGGGAATGGGCTAGGTGGGTAAAAAGCATCTTTTTCACTGTCGTAAACATAGCCAATTCCAGCATAGTTGCCACGTAATGCTGTGCCAGAATCTGGTTGTCCATCTTGTCCGTAGTGTACGCCACCACGTGTATTATAGCTGGTTTGAACCCACTCATTTGCTGGGCCAACTGCGCCAGAATCAATGAAATCCTGTTCGGCTACGATTACTTGTGTTACTGTTCCATTTTCTACTTTTGCAAAATGACTCATTTTGAACTTCTCCTTAAAGTGTGTATTTATTATCAGATATTACTATCTTACTATATTTAGCTTTGGCCCCACCCAACTTTGTTCCAAACCCGTTCGTGGGCCCAGAATAATAATACTTTAGTCATAATTTCTGTGAGCGCAATGCCGCTGGCTATTAGTGCGTGTCCGGTAATAAGCCAGCTAATAAAAAAAGTATCAATAGTACCAGTAATGCGCCAACTTACTGCTTTGGCTAGACTGCGTATAGGTTGATCACTCAATTATTTTAATCCCATTTCTTTACGAATCTTTGTAGCGGAGATTGAGTGTGTTTTGTCATCAAATGTTTCCTGTTCAATTTTATATCCTACATCACGGCCATAGGTAATATTCACTATATTAGGTACCACTTGAATCTCATATTGACCTTGAAACAATGGATCCAAATCCCGTCTAATATAAGATTTAACTTGTTCAATAGCAAACGGATTACTTCCTTGCCAACCTTGACAATCACGAATCTGAATAACCACTTGGCCAGTTTTAGCAATTGACTTTTCAAATAAAGCTCTATGACCATCATGCCACGGTTGCCATCTACCCAACATCTGTACTGTTTCTTTTTGCCAATCAAAGACGGGTCTACGCCGATTAGCAATAATATGCTCGCCAATGAACTCAGCCCACTTTTCACAATCTTGTTCAGTTACACGGAAGTCATACACCTCCGGTGGAATAAAAGCCTTGTTTGTATCTTCAAAACGACCTTTATCAATTGTGTCCATCCAAATAGTCCAATCGGCTTTAAAATTGTTCCTCATTTCAACCAATGGTGCCACAAAATCACAGATAACATAATCGCCGCCGGCTTCTAAAGCAAACTGTGCCATTCTTAATGACTGGCGAATACGGCCAGCATCAGAGAAGTCCCAATCATTATATTTTTTACGAACCTCATCGGCATTAAACCATTTAACTTGTACACTAGAATCCATTGGTTCCATTGAGGCTCGAGCATAACTCATTTCACCATGTACTTCTAAGTATTTTTTGAGGGCCTCTGCCAAAAAAGTTTTGCCTGAACCAGGTAAACCCATAATTAAAATCTTTTTCATATTTGTTCCTTAATAAAATTATCAACTGTTGCTAATGAAGAATTAATTGCCATATCCATATCAATGTAAACATATAAACCACACCTACCAATAAACTGGACCTTATCGTTTTTTATGTTTTTATACTTATTATATATCTCTCTGTTAACACCTCCTAAATCTTTAACTGGATAATACCGTTCCATGTTGTTGTCTTTATAATCACAGGGCTCTTCTAATGTATATCTTTCACCTGTACCATGCTCGGGAAACAATGACCAATTGGTGATGCGAGTATAAGGTCCATCATCAGTAAAATTCACTACCGATGTTGGCATATTAAAATAAGATATTTTAGTAGAATGAAACTTAATAGACCTGTAAGGTAGTTCACCATAACAATAATCATAATACTCATCAATGGCCATGGAATTAAAAATGTAATCATAATCTTTTTCCATACGCTTATTAAATTTAGTATCCAATAACACTTTAATACTTGGATGATTTAATATATTACTAAAGAGTTTTTTATATCCACCTTTAGGTAAACATTGGTACTTGTCCTCTGGAAAATACAATTCATTTAAATCATTTCTTACTGTAACTCGATTCAAAATAGTATCATCTATTTTTTCAGTTGGCAGGCCCCACATCTTTTTAGAATAAGGCTCATAGATGGTTTCAAATAATTTATCACCAAGAATTTTTTGAGTTTCTAAATTAGGTGGTAAAGTTAAAAATTGACCATTATGGTATGCTTTGACTTTATGTTGATATGGGATCCATTCGGTGTACTGTGACAACCATTCAATTACTTTACTGTTGTTTGTGTGTAGGATGTGTGGTCCGTAGCGGTGAATCAAAACATTATCAATCATTTCATCATAACAGTTGCCGCCGATATGGGCTCTTTGGTCAATTATGGTGATATTGTAACCTTCATTGGCTAATTCTCTAGCTATAACTGAACCTGAGAATCCTGTTCCAACAACCAAGATGTTTTGTTTAGTTTCCATAAGTTGACTACCTCTTCTTTTGTTGGCTAATTCTCTAGCTATAACTGAACCTGAGAATCCTGTTCCAAC